GCAAGACGATGATGGTGATGGTAAGTGGTATGAAAAGAGTGATGTAGATGGTAAGATTAGTAAAAGAGAAAAGAAAGCAAAAAACCATAACTGTGCATCAAAGGTAAAGCATGAAGAGTATGGTATAGGAAACTGTATTCCAGAAGCACATGACCTAGATGAGGATGGTAATGTTGCTCATTATGATGTTGAGTTTGAAGAGTATATTGTTGAAGGTGTTCCTGTAGAACATTTAGAAATTCTTGTTACTGAAATGCATGAACATGTTATACCTGAAGGGAAGGGTGAAAAGAATTGTGGATGTGGTCAAGATCCTTGTATCACATACGGAAAAGACAAGAACGCACACAAGATGCCTGATGGAACTGTGATGCCTGGTAAGACACACAAGGAAGAAGCAAAGGCAAAGTATGACAATACTAAATCTCCTGATTATGAGAAGAAGAGAAAAGCTCTTGCTAAAAAGCATGGTGGAGAGGAGAACATAAAAGGTCATCCTCAGTATGAAAATCGTATGGCATCACATACTGCTGGTATGTCTGATGCTCAAAAAGATATGGCAAGTAGTCAAGTAAGTAAAGGTTTTGCTTACAAGCATGGTAGAAGATTAGATAAGGCTAATTTTGGAGATAGAAAGAAAGCAGGTAAAAGAGGAAACCCACCATCATACCGTAAGTCTGCTGATAGTCCAGAAATGGAATTAAGATATCCATATGGTAAGTCTAATATCAGACAAGGTAAAGGATCTTTTAAAGGTTTGAAAAAGGAAGAACTTCTTAAGTCATTAAGAGGATTCATGGGTGAAGGTAAAATTGCTGATGCTATGAGAGCAAATTTAGAAAAGATGAAAGCAAGTGATGCTAAGTCTTCAAAAAATTTAGAGAACTTCCTTAAAAAATCAAAGAAAGTTCGTGATGATGAGAAGAAAGCACAAGACAACTCTTAATAAATACAACTACGGGACATTAAAAAATCATGATCACTTTAATTAAAGGAACTCAAGCAGCATGTGGCACTGACGCTGCAGGTGCATCTATCTTCGGTGGTGCAGCAGCAGTTCGTCTTGTCAATACTACTAGTACTGCAAGATTAGTAACCGTCATTGATGCAGTTGGAGGATCTACAACAATTGGAACCTTAACGTTGTTAGGTAATACTGTTGAAATTGTTGGGAAGAAATCAACTGAAGCAATCTTTGCTGCAGACGCTAGTGTTTTAGGTGCTGCTGTAGGATTTGCAAACTAATTAAATGGCTGTTGATCATTATCTTGGTAATCCCTTATTAAAAAAGGCAAATACTACTCAGGAATTTACTGAGGAGCAAGTTCTTGAATTTTCTAGATGTATAGACGACCCGATATATTTTGCGAAGAATTATATAAACATTGTTACTCTGGATTACGGTTTAAAGCAATTTGAACCGTATTCTTTTCAGGAGGATATGTTAGATAAGTTTCATCATAACAGATTTAACATATGCAAACTACCCAGACAGTCGGGTAAATCAACCATTGTTGTATCTTATCTACTGTACTATGCTATTTTTAATGATAATGTAAATATAGCAATCCTTGCTAACAAGGCATCTACTGCTAAGGATCTTTTAGATAGACTTCAAACTGCATATGAGAACTTACCAAGGTGGTTGCAGCAGGGAGTTTTAACTTGGAACAAAGCATCTCTTGAATTGGAGAATGGTTCTAAAATTATTGCTGCATCTACATCTGCATCTGCAGTTCGTGGTGGATCTTACAACATCATATTCTTAGACGAATTTGCGTTCGTTCAAAATCATATTGCCGATCAGTTCTTTAGTTCGGTTTATCCTACCATTTCATCTGGTAAAAATACCAAGGTTATAATTGTTTCTACCCCTCACGGGATGAATCACTTCTATAAACTTTGGCACGATGCTGAACGTAAGAAGAATGAGTATATACCAACGGAAGTTAATTGGTGGGATGTTCCAGGTAGAGATGAGGCATGGAAGTTACAAACAATTGCTAACACTTCAGAACAACAGTTTAAAGTTGAGTTTGAGTGTGAATTCTTAGGATCTGTTGATACTCTTATATCACCAGCAACATTAAGAAGATTGGTGTATGAATCACCAGCATTAAGTAATAAGGGTCTAGATGTGTATGAAGGTGTTAAAACAGATCATAATTATGTGGTTACTGTTGACGTTGCTCGTGGAGTAGGTAATGATTACTCTGCATTTACAGTTATTGATATAACAACCTTCCCACATCAATTGGTTGCAAAATATAGGAATAATGAAATTAAACCTATGTTATTCCCTTCAATAATTTACGATATTGCTAGAAATTATAATATGGCATATATCTTATGTGAAGTTAATGATGTTGGGGATCAAGTAGCATCTATTCTTAATTACGATTTAGAATATGAAAATGTTTTAATGTGTTCTATGAGAGGTAGGGCAGGTCAAGTTGTAGGTCAAGGATTCTCTGGTAAGAAGACTCAACTTGGAGTCAAGATGTCCAAGACAGTTAAGAAGGTTGGATGTTTAAACTTAAAGACTTTGATTGAATCTGATAAGATTGCTTTTAAAGATTATGACATTATCGCTGAATTAACTACATTTATTCAAAAAAGTAATTCGTTTGAAGCAGAAGATGGATGTAATGATGACCTTGCAATGTGCTTGGTAATATATGCATGGTTAGTTGAGCAAGATTATTTTAAAGAGATTACAGACCAAGATGTTCGTAAAAGACTTTATGAAGAACAAAAGAATCAAATTGAACAAGACATGGCTCCATTTGGGTTTATAGAGAATGGTCTTGATGATGATAGTTTTGTAGATAATACAGGAGACAGGTGGTATACAGATGAGTATGGAGATATGTCATACATGTGGGAGTATAAGTAGTAGCCCTATTCTAAAGTTATATTTTAATAAATATCTCTAGAACAAAACTGAGAATTTTTGGAGACATAGAACATGGCAACTCCTCAATTATCTCCTGGTGTACTAACTAGAGAAGTTGACTTAACTGTCGGTAGAGCGGAAAACGTTCTTGACAATATTGGAGGTATCGCAGGACCTTTTGAAATTGGACCTGTATCGGAACCTATTAATATTGCTACAGAGCAAGATCTGATAAGTACATTTGGAAAACCTTACGACAACGATGCTCAATATGAGTATTGGATGTCAGCATCACAGTACTTATCATATGGTGGTGTCCTTAAGGTAATTAGGTCGGATGACGACAACCTAGCGAACGGTAACGTTGGGGTTGGTACTTCATCTGTAGCAAGCACAAAGATTAAAAACTTTGACGACTACAATACCAATTATTTGGATGCAGCGTCACCCTTTTACTACTCTGCTAAGAATCCAGGTACATGGAGTAATGGAGTAAAAATTTGTTATATCGACGATATGGCAGACCAAGTTATTGGTATCGCCACAACGTCAGTCGCCAATATGGGTGCTCAAGTTGGATACGGTATTACAGTAGATATAACTGGACAAGTGATCCCAGGAGCAGGTTCAACCTCAGTTTTCACAGGATATTTAAAAGGAATAATTACAGAGGTCGTTAATGCACCAGATACTGGAACAAGTATTCTGAACATTAAGGTTAGATCTCGTGTTTCTACTGGTGGTACACAACCAGGTTTAGAAACAAACGTAACATATTCGGAAGGAAGTCAATACGCATCGTTCCTCAAGAACCAAAGACTTACAATTCTCGACTCTGACGGTGACGTTGTATCACCAGAAGACTCAATAGAGACTATTGGTATTACCACATTCAGTCAGATTCAGGGTCAGCAAGACCAATCATATTCTGGAGTTGGTGGTACAACTGGTGGTGGTGGTGCTGGAGCAACATTCGACATTGTACGTAACAGTACAAATGGTGGTGTAGCGTCTGCAATTATCGCAAATGCTGGTGTTGGATACACGGTTGGAGATACCGTATCTATCGCTGGTACATCGGTTGGTGGTTATGACTTAAGTCAGGGTACAGTAAGTACCGTTGGTTTAACCACATTTACATCTGTTCCATCTGCTTCAAGTGGTACTTACACTAACCTAACAGGTGTTAGTGCTGAAGGTACTGGAGCAATCTTTACCATCTTCAGAGATGCAAGTGGTGGTATTGGAACCGTCTCACTAACAAGTCCTGGATCTGCATATGGTGTTGGTACAACAATTACCGTTAGTGGAGCAGGTATTGGTGGAACAGCAGTTACGGATGACGTAAAATTAAGCGTATCTGCACTTAATAATGACGAAGTTGTACTTACTTGTTCAACAACTAACTCCAGAGTTCTGGTTGCTGGTGTTGATGACTGGTACAATTCAAGAACATTAGGACTAGACAACGCAACAGTCTTCTGGCGTAGTATCGCACCTAAACCTGGCACATCAAATTATGCTGGACAAAGGGGTGGACGAAATGACGAGATGCACGTCGTTGTTGTTGACGATTCTGGTTCATTAACAGGAATTCAAGGTAACATCCTTGAGAAGCATTTAAGTTTGTCTAAAGCAACAGACGCTGTATCTGAGGCAAATGCACCTCAAAAGATATGGTACAAGTCTTATCTTGCAAACTACTCCGATTACATTTACGCTGGTTCTAACCAGAGTAATGTTAACGATACTTATCATAATACGTTCCCCACAGGTACTTACTTTGATACTGGAGCGCAGATCTATGGATCTGACACAACTGTATGGTATGCACTACAACAATCCAAGACTACTTGGGATGTAGAAGCAAAAGCTGCAACATTCAGTTCAATCGGTTCTCACACATATTCACTATCTGCTGGTCAGAATTATACAAGCGGTGGTGGACTTAAAGCAGAATTGGGAGATCTAATTGGTGCTTACAACCTCTTCGATAATAAAGATGAGGTTCAAGTAGATTATCTATTGATGGGACCATCATGCGATAATCTGTCACAGTCTCAAGCAAAAGCAAATAAACTAATTGCTGTTGCTGAATCTAGGAAGGACTGTGTTGCATGCTTATCACCACATAAAGGTACAGTAGTTAACATTACTGACCCTATTGTTCAGACTGCAAACGTTGTTGAGTTCTTCGGACCTCTTACATCTTCATCTTATGCAATCTTCGATAGTGGTTATAAGTACACTTACGACAGGTTCAATAACAAGTTCCGCTATCTTCCATGCAACCCTGATATTGCTGGATTGATGTGTCGTACTAACCTAGTTGCCTATCCTTGGTTCTCACCTGCTGGACAGCAAAGAGGTAATATAAAGAATGCTATTAAACTAGCATTTAACCCAACTAAGTCTCAAAGAGACATACTTTATTCAAATAGAATAAACGCAATCATCAACACTCCTGGAACAGGAATCATCCTATTTGGTGATAAGACTGCACTATCATATGCTTCAGCATTCGATAGGATCAACGTTCGTCGTCTGTTCTTAACAGTCGAACAAGCGTTAGAGAAGGCAGCACAAGCACAACTCTTCGAGTTTAACGATCAGATTACGAGGGCAAACTTCGTCAACATCGTTGAACCATATCTACGAGATGTCCAATCCAAACGAGGTATCTATGATTACCTTGTAATTTGCGACGAGACAAATAACACTCCAGATATTATTGACAACAATGAGTTCCGTGCAGACATCTTCCTGAAGCCTGCGAAGTCGATTAACTACATCACACTGACCTTCGTCGCTACCCGTACTGGTGTTAGCTTTGAAGAAGTCGCTGGTAGAGTATAACCCACTGGATGATTAAATAAAAAGGAGGATCAAAACCAATGGCAAGAGAAATTCGCTCAATCACCGACTTTAAGGCAAAACTTTTAGGCGGTGCAGCAAGACCAAATTTATTTGAAGTATCAATTCCAACATTCCCATCTTTCGTAACAGGATGGGATGATGATACATTCAGTTTTTTATGTAAAGCAGCAGCATTACCTGCTTCTAACATTGCTCAGATTGACGTACCATTCCGAGGTCGTATTTTAAAGGTTGCTGGAGACAGAACCTTCGACACATGGACTGTTACTGTTATTAACGATGAGGACTTTAAACTAAGGACTTCATTTGAGCAGTGGATGAATCAGATGAGTAAGTTGGATAACGCTACTGGCGCAACCAACCCTGCATCTTATATGACAGATGCTTATGTTTATCAGTTAGGTAGAGGACAACAGAAGTTCTCCACTGAAAATACTGATGCAGACAGCAACGTTCCATTAAGGACATATAAGTTCTTTGACATATTCCCAACGAATGTATCTCAGATAGATTTATCATATGATACTTCTGATACAATAGAAGAATATACCGTCGAATTCCAAGTACAATACTGGCAAACTGAGGCAACTGACCAAACTGGCACTGCTGTGGTATAATAAATAGTACTAACAGTTAAAGTAGAAAGTTGTAATGGCCAAGTTATTTGGATTTTCTATAGAGGATAATGAAAAGAAGTCCCCTGGCGTAGTATCACCGATACCTCAATCAAACGAGGATGGAGTTGATCACTATCTGACCAGTGGATTTTTTGGTTCCTATGTAGATATTGAAGGTGTCTATAAGACAGAATATGATCTTATTAAAAGATACCGTGAAATGGCACTTCATCCAGAATGTGATGGTGCTATTGAAGATATTGTAAACGAAGCAATTGTAAGTGATACTAACGACAGTCCTGTTCAGATAGACTTAGATAATCTGAATGCTGGAGATAGTCTCAAGAAAAAGATACGAGAAGAATTTAAAACAATACTTGAACTTCTTGACTTTGATAAAAAGTCTCATGAGATTTATAGGAATTGGTATGTTGATGGAAGACTTTATTATCATAAAGTAATTGACTTAAAGAATCCCCATGATGGAATTCAGGAGTTAAGGTATATTGATGCATTGAAGATGCGTTATGTTCGTGAATCAATTACTAAGAAAGATAAGCAAGGTGGAGTACAGACAAATGATGGAAGAGAAAATCCTATGGATTCTCCATTCCCAGATATTAAAGAGTATTTTGTATATAACCCAAAACAGCAAGTAGCACCTTACGGTGGACAACCAGGTAAAGGATCTGGTGGTGGAGTTAAATTTGCAAAGGATGCAATTACATACTGTACCTCTGGATTAGTTGATAGGAATAAAGGAACTACATTATCCTATCTACACAAAGCAATTAAAGGACTTAATCAGTTAAGAATGATTGAAGACTCTCTTGTTATATACAGATTATCAAGAGCACCTGAAAGAAGAATATTCTATATTGATGTTGGTAACCTTCCTAAAATGAAGGCAGAGCAATATCTACGTGATGTTATGATGCGTTATCGTAACAAGTTAGTTTATGATGCTAGTACTGGTGAGATACGTGATGACAAGAAGTTTATGTCCATGTTGGAAGACTTCTGGTTACCACGTAGAGAAGGTGGTAGAGGAACTGAGATTACTACATTACCTGGTGGACAGAACTTAGGTGAACTATCAGATATTAAGTACTTCCAGTCTAAGTTGTATAGATCTCTAAACGTACCTGAGTCAAGACAAGGTGGTGAAGGTGGATTTAACTTAGGAAGATCCTCAGAGATCCTTAGAGACGAACTTAAATTTACTAAGTTTGTAGGTAGACTTCGTAAAAGATTCTCAAGGATGTTCAACGATATGTTGAAGACCCAATGTTTACTTAAGAATTTAATATCTCCTGAAGATTGGGAGAAAATGGAAGAGCATATTCAATATGACTTCTTATATGACAATCACTTCTCTGAACTGAAGGAAGCAGAATTAATGACAGAGAGATTAAATATTGCTGCCACTGCAGAACCTTATGTTGGTAAATACTACTCACAAGATTGGGTTCGTCGTAAGATTATTCGTCAGACTGATGAAGAGATTATTGAACAAGATAAGCAAATTGCAAAAGAGATAGAACAGGGAATTATTCCTGATCCAATGGCTCCAATTGATCCTGAAACAGGATTACCAATGGAACCTATGGGTGGTATGTCACCAGATAATACTAATGGAGCATCTGGTAAAGTACCTCTAGATCCCGAAGCACCAACGCTAACTTAATATGATCTCATTAAATCCTTCAAAATGGTTCTCTCTTAAATCAAAAAAAGATGAGGACAGTACTGACTGGATGAATAGAGTAATTAACGAATTGGCAAGTCCGTTACCAAGTTATCTTAATGA